GTCAAGCATCGCCCGGCTCGGTTCGTCAACTTTGTCTATGGGCTCGACTTCGGATATAATCACCCGACAGCCCTGGTGAGGGTCTACTGGTGCGACAATGACATCTACATCGAGCCAGTGATATACGAGAGCTACCTCACCACCACCAACCTCATCGACAAGATGGGCGACCTGGGCATAGAGAAGCACGTCACCATTGTGGCTGACTACGCACGACCAGAAATCATTGCCGAGATGAACAACGCTGGCTATGACGTGCAGAATGCCAACAAGGTGGTCAAGAAGGGCATCGACAACATCAAGACGTTTGGAGTGGTCTGTGAGGATGACCCACGCATCAAGAAAGAGTACGAAAACTACAAATGGAAAAAGGTCGGTGACATCATAACCGATGAGCCCGTGAAGCTCTTCGATGATGCCATGGATGCCATTCGCTACGCTGCCACGCACATACGCCAGGAGTACTATACCGATGACTCATACTTCGCCTTCTAAACATTTGGCTCGCTTTCTGCAATATAAGCATGGCATTTAGAACACAGAAGATATCCCAGATGACTCCGAAGGGAGCCGACTTGGAAGCAACCGACCTCATCGAAGTATCCACCATTGAGAGTGGAAGCTACGTCACACGATCTATAACTGGTCAAGAACTTATTGATGCGATACCAGCACCGACTGGCTTTGTCCCTACGTCTCGCACGCTAACAATAAACGGAGTAACCCAAGACCTCTCCGCTGACAGAACGTTCACTATTGCAACAGGCTTAACAGTCGGCACTACACCGATATCTTCGGGTACAAACGGAAGAGTATTGTTTCAAGGTACGGGGAATGTGTTGCAGCAGAGTTCGTCTTTATTTTGGGATAATGCGAATGAAAGGTTAGGCGTTGGTACAAGTACACCTGCTCAAACTTTTCAAGTTTATAGAAACACTTCGGCGGGTTACTTGGCATCCTTTAATAGTGGCGCAACGCTAAACACGAATGCAAGTTTAACAGTAAGAATTGAAAACGCTAATTTACCAAGTTTACAAGCACTAAATCCAGGTGCAGGAGCATTTAACACTTTTGCTTTAAATCCTTTAGGCGGAAATATACTAATCGGCACAACAACCGATGCAGGCTTCCGTTTAGACGTCAATGGTACTGCGAGGGTGAGTGGCTTAGTTACTGCAACTTTGTCAAACTACAACTCAACGCATTCAGGCAACACTACACGAGGTTTCTATATTGTAAATAGTGCAGACTCAATTGTTAGGGGTGGTATTGAATACGATGGCACAAATGCTTTTGTTCAATTAGCGGGTAGGTTTGCAAACGGAGCTCCTTTTTTCCGTCAAGATGGTGGAAATGGTAATATATCATTTTTAAGAAATAATGTAGAGTTCGGACGTTTTTTTGGAACGGGTAACCTACTAATTCAAAACGGAGGAACATACACAGACGCAGGCTTTAGACTTGACGTTAACGGGGATACAAGACTTGGAAGTGGAACTACAACGGGAACAACTGAAGTAAGGGGTTCAAACATTGTAATATTTCGTGTTAATGACGTATTGAATAACAACAATATGGGTATTTACAAAAATGCCACAAGCGGTTATTTATTTGAAAGCAGTTCGGCAAATCAGTTAAGTTATGGTTATGCCTCAAATTATTGGATGAGTTGGAGAAATAGTACAAAGTCTATTGCTATTGCCTCAACGGGTTCAGAACCAACACCTGCGGCAACTGCGATTTTTGACTTGCAATCCACAACAAAAGGCTTTCTTCCTCCACGCCTCACCACAACACAAAAGAACGCCATTGCTTCACCTGCAACGGGGCTGCAAGTATATGACACCACGCTCAACCAAATGAGTTACTACAACGGAACAACTTGGACAAATATCTAATAATAAAAATATGAAAACACAACCAACACAAGGCGTAGCAATTGAACCAATTGTATACCCACTAAACGCAGGAACGGCAACTCAGTTATCCGTTTTAGTTCTTAACTTTACAACCGAGGCAACGACTTGCACAACGTACTGGCAGCTCCTAACTGAAGACGGAAAAGTAGTAGCAGATGACAACTACGATTTAACACCTGAGCAGTTCGCAGCTTGGGGTACTGACAACAACGTAGTGAACGAGTATGTTGCTGCCGCTATTGGAGTAACTTTAATTTAAGATTATGATTCAGCTCACTGAAGAGAATGTAAAGGCATTGGTAGAATTCGCCAATGAATTGCCAACCAAGTATGGTCTGCCGTTATTGCAGTTCATAGAGAAACTCAAAGAGAATGGCGCAGACAACGATAGCGAGACCGCAGACGTTTAGTCCGGCATACAACCCACTCAAGTTCCAGATTGACTCGACCAACAAATCGAAGTCAGGCTTTCGCTATATCTTTGATGTCTATGCTGCTGGCACTGCAACCAAGATTGCGGAGTACAAAGTGCTTCCAACCTATGGCACTGGCTATGGCGAGGAGGACCTCTCCAAGCTGCTCCAGAATCAGGTGAGCTGGGACCTCGACACAGAGCTCACATCCAACTATGGCGCACCGAATTCATTCTACGCATACGATGTCAAGGTCGGTGAAGAGTATGTCTACGAGGTAGCCTACACGAGCAGCCTCACTGATGCGAGTGGTAGCGTGCAGATAAACGTCACCAACTCATTCGCTGCTGGAGACCAGGTCATCATCACACAAGCTGATGGTGGAGTGGCGAACCCACAGCTCGAAGGACTGCACACCGTTGTCAGTGCAACTGGCTCGGCATTCGTTGTCAACGTCAACTGGTCCACGATCACGAGCGCAACAATCGATGGCTCGGTGAGCTACGCTGACAAGCGCAAGACCATCACCAGGGACATCACTCTGTTCGAAGATTACGGTGTATTCAATGGAGCGTTCAGATGGTTGGACTGGACAACATATGACAAGCTCGACTACAAGCTCAACACACCTACTGCATTGTGGCTGACCAACCAACCGACAGCAGACTTCTACTGCACGTTGGGTCAAGACTTGTATCTCAATCTGCTCAACCCGAAAGGCTCTGACCGAGTAATCTTTGAGAACAGCAATGGAGATGTGTTCTACAAATCTGTCGGCACACTCAATGACATCATCCAGGTGCCAGTTGGTCCGAACAACTATGGTATCCTGGTAGGTACCGGTGACCTCATCGACAACACTGTTGAATGGTATGAGTTCTTTTTCAGCAATGGAGCCACGCTACCGCAGCAAGACTCTGTCAAGTACCGCATCTACCTGGACAGACGAGTGCTCATCTCTGAGTATCATGTGCTGTTCCTGGACCGCATGGGCTCATGGTCATCATTCGCCTTCCAGCTCAAATCATATGAGCGTGGTGAGGTGACTCGTGAGATATACAACCAAGATGTCGCTGGCTACGTCAACGCATCTGACCAATGGGTATACAAGACAGAGGAGTTCGGCTTCAAGACCTTCAACACCAACGTCACCAAGCGCATCGACCTCAACACCAACTGGATGACGCAGAACATGGCGACCTACTTCGAGGAGCTGGTCACATCACCGCAGACCTTCCTCAAGATTGTCACCTACGTCACCACAGAAGATGGCATCCCACTCATCGATGAGGATGGTTGTCCGATTCACATCCCCGAATCAACGGCATACCAGCCATGCATCGTGGACAACAACGCATACGAGATGCTCAACCAACGCAATAAGAATCTGATGCGCCACTCAATCACCGTGCGCCTCGCAAACCAGGATAACGTAAATGGTTAGAATACAACTTGAGAATGGATTTCTTGATGTGAAGGAGGGAACTGTCTTTCCTTTGAACTTCGCAGTCGGAGATATCCGTGACCTCACCAAGCGCAGCGGAGCGTTCTCCAAGACCATCACCTTGGTGGGTAGCAAGAACAACCACGAGCTGCTCAACCACTACTATGATGTCAACATCTCCGCTGGTACATTCGATATCAATGCACTGACCAAGTGCAGCGTGATTCAGAACAACGTGCCCATCATGGAGGATGCGCTGCTTCAGTTGCTGTCAGTCAACAAGAATCAGCAGACCGATGCCTATGAGCAAGCTGTCGAGTATGAGGTCCTAATCAAGGATACGAGAGTGGAGTTCTTCACAGCCATCGCCAACAAGGACCTGACTGACCTGGACTTCACTGACCTCAACCATATATTCTCGGCTGCTGACATCGTGGCGACATTCAACAACACGATCACTGACGGCTTCAAGTATGTGCTGCCATACGATACCGACAACATCTACAACGTCCGTCAGATGAAGCCAGCCATCTACGCCAAGACATACCTTGACCGCATCTTCGCCACTGCTGGCTTTCAATACGAGTGGAGTGACTTGGCTGCGGCTCGCTTCGACAAGCTGCTGATTCCTTACAATGGGGACAGCAATACATTCGACACCGCTGATTATTTGGTGGAGGCAACCATCAATGGTATTCAGCAAGAGACTCTGACCAACTCATTCGGTTCGTATGATGATGTGAGTGGATGGACCGAAATCACTGACGTGCAAGGTTCATTCAATCCAACCACTGGAGTCTACACCATACCAATCACCACGAGCTCTGCTGCTGGCGAGGGATACACCATCGAGTATGAGGTTGACTATGAGTTCTATGTTGACAACACCAACACTGTTAATGTGTACAATATGTACAACGGATACAGCGCAAGACCGAGAATTGCAGTCAGCGTGGAAGGATATCAAGACCAGGTATCGAATGTGGATAACTACCAAGTCATTGGCACTGGCTTCACATTGGCACCAGGAATTCACAACTTCTCACCAGCGGCATCTGGTATCAAGAACGGCAACTTGATTGCTATGCAGAACGCATCTGGTTCACTTGAGATTCTTGCTGCCGATGAGCTAAAGATTCAAATCGGAGTGCAGCAGGTATTCACTGCGTGGTTCACCAACACTGTATTCCCATACACACCAGCACCCGACCCAGTATACTCGGTATTCAAGGTCAACAGCCTTCGAGTGCGCATCCTTCCAACAGCCAACATCCAAGTGATTGGTGGCATCCTGGACATCAACCAATATGTGCCACTCAAAATCAAGCAGAGCGACTATGTGAAGTCAATCTTCCAGATGTACAACCTCTACGCTGATACGGACACAGACCAACCCAACAAGCTCATCCTTCGCCATCGTGACGAATACTATGACAGCGGAGCGGAGAAAGATTGGACGCAGAAGCTGATGAAGGACAGAGAGCAGAATCTCATCTTCTTACCCGACCTCACTGCCAAGAAGCTCAAGCTCACCTACAAGGCAGACAATGACTCTCCGAATGTGGTCTACACCCAGATGACTGACGAGATTTATGGTCAGCTCGAGTACACCTTCGAGAATGAGTACGTCAGAGACACCGATACCAAGGAGCTCATCTTCTCACCCACTCCAGTGGTTGCCACTACATTCGATGCCTATGTGCCATCCTTGAATGGTGAAGCACCCAAGACGAACATCCGCATCTTGTATGATGGTGGAGAGCAATCGTGCGGCTCATGGGATTTGATTGAGTACGGCACAACTGGTGAGCTCGGCATCACTACCTATCCGATGATAGGTCACTTCGATGATGCGCTCACACCGACATTCGACATCAACTTCGCAACGTGCGACTACTACTACTATTCACCGAGCACACTGACTGCGAACAACCTCTACAATCTGTACTGGCGCAGAACAGTCAACCAGATAAATGTCGGCAAGATGTTGGTGGCTTACTTCCATTTGACTGAGGCTGACATCCAAACGCTCAAGCTCAATGACAAGATTCGCATCGACAACTCATGGTGGAACATCAACAAGGTCATCGACTATGATGCCAATGCAGAGGTGCCAACCAAGGTGGAACTCATCAGCATCGACACTGAGATTGACCTCGCTCCATTCGTAACTAATCCAGGCACACCGGTTTCACCACCAATAACTGCATCATCTCGTGAATCAAATCTCGAAACACGATCAGTAGAGGCAAATGTCAACCTATCTGGCATCGATGTCATCGTGCGTGGTGAGGGCAACAACATCGGTGATGGTCTGCGTGGCTTGGTCATCGGTGACAATAAGACACTCCAGGAGGATGGCATCATCACACCACGCATCAACGGAGCTGCTGCTGTGGCACAGACTTATGTCGCACTACTAACGCAGAGCGGAACTGCTGCACCGACTGCTGTGTTGTTGGCTGACAACATTGGTGGAATCACCTGGACTCGCACAGCTGTTGGTCAATATCTCGGCACACCCGTCACACCATTCGATGCTCTAAACACTTTCGTGATTATTGGCAATGTAGAGCATGACTACCTTGCTTCTGCCTACGTCAACAGCGATGGCAACATCGTGGTGCATACAACCAAAACACAGAATCATGCACACACTGATTCAAAATTAAGAAACTCACCAATCGAAGTCAGAATATATGGCTAATGAAATAGAAATACCTCTCAAGCTCTCGGGTGTTCAATCACTCAAGGCAGAGCTCCGCTCACTCAAGGCAGCCATTGCTGAAGCATCTGACCCGGAACAAATGGCGGCTCTCGCTGCCAGAGCTGGTGAGGTAGCGGATAGGATTAAGGATGCCAACGATGCTGTGAATGTGTTCGCATCTGGTTCGAAATTCGAACAAATCAGCAACTCATTTGGTGGCATCCGTGACTCATTGATGTCACTCGACTTCGAGGAGGCATCAACAAAAGCACAGACATTCAGCAAGACTCTCGGTTCATTGAATGCCGCTGACATCAGCAAGGGATTGAAAGGTCTCACGAGCACTGTCACAACTATGGGTGGCGCATTCATTAAGCTCGGGATGCAACTTCTTGTGAATCCAATTTTCTTGCTCGCTGCTGTCATCACCGCAATCGTGGTTGCAGTAGTTGCTTTCTTGAAAAAAATTGGCGTACTTGATAAGATATTCAATGCCATCAATGCGGCACTTAAGCCATTGATTGATGGATTCAAGCAACTGACTGAATGGTTGGGATTGAGTACGGCTGCTTCAGATGATGCAGCGGAAAAGGTTAAGGCAAACAACGAGAAGATTGTCGCCTCATCCAAAGAGAGGGCTGAAGCACAAAGCAAGTCAATCGACCAGGAGATTCAGCTTGCTCAATCGTTAGGCAAGGAAACCACCAAGCTCGAGATTGAAAAGACCAAGGTCACGGAAAGAGAGTCCAAAAAGAGATTGGCACAAACGCAGAAGGACCTCAAAGAATTGGTGGACAAGCGTGGTGTGTTAGCCGAGCAAGAAAGGGCAAGACTCAAGAAACAAATGCAAGATGAGAATGCCATCATCCGCCAAGCGCAGGTTGATCGCAAAGTCATCATAAACAAAGCCGCCAAAGAGGATGCGGATGAAGCGAAAGCACAAGCTGCCAAAGATGCTGAAGATGCAAAGAAAAGAGCAGAAGAGGCAGCCAAGAAATATAAGGAAGGAAAGGCGGCTATTCAAGCAGAGATTGCAGCAGCCAACAAATTGGTCCTTGATTCCAATAAGACTCAAGAGCAAAAAGAGATTGATGACGTCAAAGCCAAGTATGCCAAGCTAATTGCAGAGGCTAAAAAATACAAGCAAGATGTCACTGCTCTAACTGCTGCGCAGGATTTAGAAATCAACAACATCCGCAAAGCTGGTGCTGATGAGTTCACCAGGATTGAGACCAAAAAGTCAACCGATATCGTCAAAGGTATGGTGGACACTCGCACCAAGACTCTTCAGATTCAAGGTGAGGGCAACATGACTTCTCGTCAACAGCAAATAGAATATAACGATGCAGTAATCAAAGCAGAGGAAGAGCTCGCTCAAGCAAAACTCGGTGCCGCAAAAGGTGTAATCGCTGGACTCACTGAATTGGCTGGTGAGAACAAAAAGCTCGCCAATGCGTTATTCTTGGTTGACAAAGCACTTGCAATCGGTGAAATCATAGTCAACACACAGAAGGAGATATCTGCATACTCAGCCAATCCAACCTGGTCCTTGCTACCTGATGGAGGACTTGCATTGAAAACTGCTGCCATTGCCGGTGCCAAGATTCGTGCGGCAACTTCCATCGGTACAATCGTGGCATCATCCATATCCAAGTTCATGAATGGTGGTGGCGCATCGGTTCAGACTCCAAGTGGTGGAGGTGGAGGTGGAGGTTCTGCCAATGTTGGTAACTCAGCCGTTCCTTCATTCGTTCCTGGCAACCTATTCGGTCAAGGCAATGCAGCCAACAACACTGGAGCTCCGCAATCAATGGAGTCAAGTCAGAACATCACCGTCACTGCTGTGGTGAGTGAGACCGAGATGACAGCCACACAAAACAAGGTCAACAAAATCATGAAAAATTCAGTACTATGATAAGCTACCAAGCACTCGTCAACGAAATCATCGCATTCTACAACGCCCATCTTCAGGTCAAAAAGGTAGGCTCTGACTTCAAGGAGCAGCTCTTCAACTTCGCCACCAAGGATGAGAAGTATCCGATTGTGTACATTGTGCCAGTGGATGCGATACCAACCGAGAACACCAATGACTTCACGCTTGAGATTTACTGCTTCGACATCATCCAAAAGGACCGTGCAAACATCAACGTCATCTTGAGTGACTGCCATCAGATTCTCATGGACTTGTATCTCAACTACACATTCAGCCTCAATGATCGTGATTTTGATGTGGTCGGATTCCCAGCTCTCGTGCCGCTCAACAATGACCTCCTCGACTACGCTGCTGGATGGTTGATGACCATCACATTCACCATGGATTCCTGGACCGACTGCCAGATTCCTAAACAAATCGGAGACTAATTGCAATATAAGTAATGGCACGTTACGCAAACACTGGAGAGTATAACTTCAAATATCCTTTGAGAAGGCGAGTCGCTAACACTCTCAAGAAAATCATCAAGGATGAAGCACTCATCGACACATACACCTTGTATGATTCAGTGCGTATCAACGCCAAGGTGACCACCGAGGGCAATCTCCGCATTCAGATTGTTGCTGCTTACTATTTTGGCTACCTGAACAATGGTACAGCAACCATCGCTCCATTCGATTTGGTGCAGAAATTCAACAACGCACTTGAGATGAATGGATTGATTGCTGAAATGTACGGAATGTATGTGGCTGACTTAGCGCAGAAGTTCCCAATACTTGAGCTCGGTAATCTATTGCGTAAAAAACCAAAGGTCATCTATGACTTCGAGCCGCTATTCGGTGAATTCAACTACTCACTGGACTACTAAATCTCCAGCTCTTTACGCATCGCCAAGAAATTAAACACAAGCACGAGCTTCATTTGAATCACTTGGTCGTATTTGGTGAGGTCACCATTGCACATGGACCAGATGAGCTGCTCCCATCCCCACTTTTGAGATGATTTCTCACGCTCTGCTTCTTTTTTTTCCTCTGGGTCAGTGATGTCATCGATGTCCTCCACCACTTGTTCGGTCATCAGATTCTTGTGGCTGGTGATAAAGTTGTCTCTGAACTTGATATACTCGGTCAGCACACCATACATCTTGGTGATTGGGTGCTCCAGGAAGTAATGCACTCGACTCGAGGTCTTGAAATCAGTTGACTCCCATTTTGCGACAACTGAATCCTCCACGATCTCGGGGATGCGATATAGCAGAGCGCAGATGTTTGGCAGATACTGAATGTAATCATTAGTGAAGTAGTACTCCAGGTCGATGAACTCACCGAGAGTGAGGTCAGTCATTGGCTTGAGATAGAACTTGCCAATCCTATCGGTATACAATTTGCTCGGCTCGGTGTAGAGCCACTGAAGGTCCTTGAATATCTCGGCTACCTCTGCGATGTCGAGGTCATCGAAGTCATCTGGTATGGCATCTGTGAGCGCACAGAGGATATCGATGTTGTGGTTGAATGCACCATCCTCTGCTTTGAGTTGGCGCAGCTCAATGAACTGCTCAAGACTGACTTCCTTCCACCCCTTGGGCAGTATTGGCTTGGGCATATTCAGCGATTTTCTCGGTGACAAATACAATGTAAGGAACGCAGAGCTCCGCTTTCTGTGTGCGGAATAGTTTTGCTTTGTGCTTGAGGTGCGCATCGGTGAAGTGCTCTGTGTTGGATAGGTCACTGCGCTTGAACATGATTGCCAGGATATCACTGATGTAGTGATTCGGCTTGGTGTTCACAATCTTCTCGATGAGCTTGGTCTCCTTCACTGACAGCTTGAGCTGTGCCTCATAGGTGTAGCCATCCAACTCGATGGTTGTCTGCGCCTCATTGGGTGTGTATGAGTCGAGGTTGAATTCTTGCACGAGCTTGATGAACTCGCTGAATGGGTAGTCATCCCACATCTCTTCCTTAATGCCAAGATATTTGAACATCTCCACATACTTTTCGATGTTGTCGTAGTCTTGGTTGTTAAGGATTTGGCTAATTTTTTCGAACTGCTCGATGGTCAGCTCGCTCATTTTGTTAGGAATCTCCTGGTCAAATATCTGTATCATAATACTAAATTTTGAACAAAGATAAAAAAAAAGCAATATAAGCATGACCAAAGACCTTCCAATCTACAAAATCACCATCGATGAGGAATACTCCGATGGCGAGAATTTGGGAATCGAGATGATTGCGTTCACCAATATGCCAGCCATAAAGGTGAAGGGACTTGCATTCAGCAGCGAGAAGAAAATGCTTTTTGCTGACGATGTGAAATATCGCATCACTGCACCAGCCATGATACCGATGGACATCTATCGCAGAGATTCTGAAGAGGGTGACTATTATGTGCAGTTCACCGCTGATGTCATTGAGAAGATTCACGCCAAGTTTATGGCTGACCTCCGCAATCGTGACATCTTCAACCTGGAGCATGACACAGAAAAGAAGGTGCCAGCCTACATCCTTGAAACATGGATCGTGGACAACCCAACCAAAGACAAAGCATTCAGCACGTTTGGCATCGAGGTACCAGAAGGAACTCTCATGGTGACTGCTCAAGTGACTGACCCAGAGTACTACAACAAATTGGTTGAAGAGGGTCAAGTTGGTTTCTCAATCGAAGGCTTCCTTGGTCTGAAACTTTCGGAACAATTAAATCTTAATACAATGAAGTTACCTGATGGAGAGCACACCATTGAGGACAAAATCTATGTCATCAAAGATGGCGAGGTTGTTGAAATCAAAGAGGTGGAAAAAGAACCAACCGAAGAAGTGGTTGAGGAAGAGATGTCAACTGAAGAGGTTGCAATGGAAGAAACAACAGTTGAAGAAACAACTGAAGAGTCTACCACTACCGAAGAGGAGATGGCTATCGACCCAGCAACAGACGCAGAAGCTATCCTTGCAATCGTCTTGCCAGTGATTGAGGAGCGTGAGAAGGCATTGATTGCCATCATCGCTGACCTCCGCAATCAGATGGAAGAGATGTATGCAGAGAAAGAAGAAGACAAGGCAGAGGAGCAAATTGCCGAGGCTACAATGAGCCAAAAATTTGCCGCATTTAAACAATTCAGTAATCAATAAAAAACAAATAAAAATGTCAAGAAAACTCCGTTTCGATTTGGATGTTGACGCATCCGCTTTATTGGCAGCGAACCCAGAGGCATTCTACTCTAAAGCATATTTAGCAGAAGAATCAATCGCTGACAACTACCGCCTCCTTCCTGGTGTGAAGGATAAGACTAAACTTGCAACCGTGCTGTTTTCACAGCCGTTGCAGGCATCTAACTGCTCATTTTCGGCTCCAACAGACGACTTGAGCGCAGTTGAAATTTCAGTATGTGCGTTATCCAGCCTTGCGCAAATCTGTCAGTTTGACCTCGAGCAATCATTCCTTGCCCTTCAAATGGCTAAAGGTTCAAATGGTGACTTCACTGTTGCATCTTTCATGGATTTCTACTGGAATGAATTAGCTAAAGCTATCGGTCAAAGCATCGAGCTTATCCGTTGGCAAGGTGACACAGAAAGTGTTGATACTACATTGGCTCTTTGTGATGGTTACGAAAAAATACTTTGTGGTAATGAGGCTGTAAATGGTCTTTATGGTGGTGCAATTACATCTTCAAATGTATTGACTCAATTAGCTGCTGTCTTTGCTTCTGCTCCATCTGCAATCATCCGCAAAAAAGCTGACCTTCGCTTGTATGTTTCTACCAACGTAGCGAACGCATACGAATTGGCTGCTGCTTCTGGCAACACCATGACATATGTGACTACTCCATTGGCATTGACTTATCTTGGTGTTAAAGTTGTAGCTTGTGAAGGTATGTCTGACAACACAATCGTGTTGACTTTGAAAGACAACTTAATCTACGCATTTGACGCAGAGGGTGATTCAAAAGCGTTGAAAGCTGTCAACCTTTCTGACACAGTTGCAGAGCCGTACATCCGTACTCGTGCAAACATGAAAGTTGGTTTCACTGTTGTGAATCCAAGCGAGGTTGTTATGTACAACGTTTGCTTCGACTAATCGAAAGCAACCCATATATATTGGGGGGTGAAATTCCCCCCTATTTTTTAACTAATTCAAAATCAAATACCTATGTCGTGCGAAGCTCTCGAATCCATTGTGAAGTCATGTGACAACAACAGTGGAGGCATTGAAAAAATTTGGATTAATCAACAAGACAACATTGCATCATTTACTTTGGATGCAACCAACACTTGGACAATCGATGCGATCACTTTAGCTGGTGGTGCTCCTGACTATACTCCTTTCGAGATACGTCGTAACACTGGAAGCTACACTGAAGATGCAGCGATTGACCTTGTGAATGGTTCATCTTATGTGACAAAAACAATCTCGTTGATGTTCCACCGTCGTGACCAAGACAAATCTCAAGCAATCAAAATCTTGGGTGCTGGTCAACAATACCTCAACGCAATTGTTAAGGATATGAACGGCAAGTACTGGTACTTCCCATTCCTTCAGTTAAGTGCTGTTGGTGAAGGTTCAGGTACTACTCGTGCAGATGGTAGCAAGTACTCCGTTACACTTGTCTCGGAAGATTCTTTCTTATCATATGAAATCGAAGAGGCTGCTGTGAATGCTGTCATTGCTTAATCTTAATTAACCTACTACAAAGAGCCATCCATACCGGGTGGCTTTTTTTTGTGAACAAAATTTGACCTCATTGCAATATAAGTAAATGATTTACATAAACAAGGGAGAGGTGAATTCGATTGTGCTGACACTGACAGAGGTGTCGACATTGACTTCGCCATATTATTTGTTCGTTTTTCAGAACGAAATGAACCCAACATCCGACCCAATCCTCTTCACAGCACCCGATGACTCCGACTATCCAGAGAGATTCAATCTCTTTTACCTGGATGAGCCCGTTGATGTCGAGCTAATGAAGGGACAATATACATATTCGGTGTACGAATCCA